TCGGTGCGTAAGCACCGCCTGTCGGAGTTGGCGTTGGCGGCGCGTAAGCACCGCCTGTCGGAGTTGGCGTTGGCGGCGCGTAAGCACCGCCTGTCGGAGTTGGCGTTGGCGGCGCGTAAGCACTGCCTGTCGGAGTTGGCGTTGGCGGTGCGTAAGCACTGCCTGTCGGAGGTTGCGTTGGCGGTGCGTAAGCACTGCCTGTTGGGGTTGGCGTTTGAATCGGGTATGTCGGGGTTGGCGTTTGAATCGGGTATGTTGGGGGTGGCATAGGATAATCTCCCGGGTTTGTCTGCGTAACCCATTGTTCGTGAGGGGTTGGATTCCATGGGTTGGACTGAGTTGCGTTGATTAGACGGCATCCCGATTTGAACGCAAGTAATCGCCGGCGATCATACTCATTCATTTTAACATATATGAGCGTTTAAACTTCCCTTATCTACATTCATATGTACGTATAATAACATAAAAAACTTTTTATCTAAGTACCAAATCTTGGGCAGAAGTGGGAAAACCAGTATTACCCCACTTCTGCCTATTTGCCCAATAGGTTATGTTTCCAACATTTTGTATCAACTTTAGTGTACATGACGTCAAATAACCCGTATTTTGGGTTTGAGTACCGGTTAATGATTTGAAAAGTTTTAATACCGGTCCGTTGGAATATGATAACGTACTTAGGATTTAGTTTAAACGACGACGAGTACGCCGGCGTTCGGGGTACCTCTGTTGGGGTTCTACTTGATTCTCAGGATAAAGCTGTATACCGCGGTTTCGGTTTCTGGTCGTGTCACTTCGTGTCATAGGTTCTGGGTTATAACTGGGCTGATAATAGACAGCATCGGAAAAAGTTGATTCCTCTGGATGATTCTCTCGTAGCCAATCAAGTACAGTATTAGCCAAAACACCAACCGCTTCGTTTTGGGTTTGCGTTTGTCGTAACATCCGGTCCCTAAATCGTCTAGGAACGTTGTTATCATACCAACTCCATACCGCGTTAGCTATTGTGTTTAATAGTGCGTGTGTATCAATATCAGGGCGCGCCGCTGAAGTAGCAGAATCTAAAAGATATCTCGTACTAAGCTTTACTCGCGCTTCTGTTCCGTATAGGTTATTGAAGTTTTGGACCAGTGGTTCTAAGTACCTATCGATGAATTCCATAGATGTGACGTTTCTTTGTATCGTTGCAAACTGAGGCCGTAAAGTGTTGGGCAATCCAGCCCTAGGCGGCAGAGCTGGAGCGTAAGGATTGTATTCGTAGCCACTCATTTTATTTTATGAGCATGGATTATCCGCCGCCACTCTACGAGTTGACAAACGAACCTTATTCCTTGCGTTCAGGAGGAAGTCTAACTGACTTAAACGCCCGAAGAATATGTTTTAACACATCACAACTAACTATGATTAAAGAAGAGATAGACACCGTTGCCACTGATCGCCGCGTTTTGATTGAAAATTACGGATATACAGATGAAGTAGCCGACCGTCTCGGGTGGTTCGCAAATCGCGATATCTTATTGAGAAACTTAGTACGAGATTATAAGCAAGCGATCCGATCAATTATAAGATTTGAACGTAACAGGTTAAATGAAATCTACACAAGAGTAAGATACGACCCCAATAATATTTCATAAATATAACATGGAAAACCTTAAGCTATTCAGATATGCCTGTAACAGATATCGAGACCCAAGCTTTCAAAACCTACCCCACGGGCCGGCGCCGGCTCCGCCGCCACCCGTCTCCCAGAATCCGACACAGCCACCGCCGGCTCCACCGCCGGCTCCGCCGCCACCGGTCTCAGTCTCAAACCCTTCTACTTCAGTCCCGACACAGCCACCGCCGGCTCCACCGCCACCCGTCTCAGTCTCAAACCCTTCTACTTCAGTAGTTCACGGTATAAACAATGACCCCGTGACTTATATGAATTTGAATTGGGATCCTCTAAAAATCATCGAAACAAAAAGAGATCCATTTCCTCCCAGTCCTTACGACGTTCCAAATGCTCCTAAATGGTGGAACGACCGTTTTTTTAAAAATTCTTACCCTTTTGCCGAAGAAGTAATAGCCGCAGTTGAAGAAAGAGCTCGGAGAAGACAAGAAATAGAAAACGAACAATCTCTGTCTCAATTTTCACCATTAACGGAATACGAAGATGCAACCGAGTCTGAATATGACGAAGTAACTGCTTCTGAATATGACGAAGTAACGGCTTCTGAATATGACTATGTAACGGCTTCTGAATATGACGATGTAACGGCTACTGATACCGAGTATACAGAGAAAAGTTTACCCGCTTTACCCGACCAGCCTGCGCCTACGCGATCGTGGATACCGATGCCCCCAATTGACCAGGAAAATTTACAGGTAACAGACTTGGAGGATATTCCGCCGTCTTCCGATATCCCTAGTAGAAGTTGGCGCCTACCTCAAGTTCAATTACCTCAGATTCAATTACCTCAGATTCAATTACCGCAATTCCCACAAGAAAACTGGACGGATTACTTACGGGGTAACGAAACCGAGGAATCGGGAAGATACGTCCCCCCTTTTGACAACTGGGCGGATTACTTAGGGGGTAACGAAACCGAGGAACCCCGGGTACCAGAAAGTGAAGTTCAGGAACCCCCATTAGCGCCTCAGGATACAACTCCCGCCGTAGACTCTACAGATATCCGGGATGATTTAAGAGCTTACGACCGGTTGAGATTTTTAGCAGCAGCCGAAGAAGCTTCGCGTTTCGCACAAGGGAGAAATTTTCGTCTGGAAAATAGACCTATATACAACCCTAATCCGCCGCAATTTGAAGGAGAAAGAAACTTATTAACAACTCGCCCTCCTGTACGCCCTCTTGTACAAAGACACCGAGACGACACCCCAACGTTTTATATCGAGCAAAACCCGAACGACACCCCAACGTTCCCAACGTTTTCTATCGAGCAAAACCCGAATGCAACGGAATACTCTATTGTACCAAATCCGAGTACCGCCCCAGCGATAGATCCCGCCGAAGCACAGGCCTACTATAGAAGTGTTTTATCGGCCCCGGCGGTTAACCCCAGAGCGACACGGGTCGCTCCAACTAGACCATGGTACGCCCCCGCTACGCGTGGGGGGTACCGAGAGTACATTCAAAGACTTAACAGGCTTCTGGAAGATACGGGTGATCAATTTTTGAGGGATTATAATCCAAGACCGAGAAGAGGCGAATTATCTGAACCGGAACAAGAGTCAGATTTAATGGAGAACGACACAGCCAACGAAAGTATAGAAGAGGATCGAGCGTTACTCGCCAGAACTATGGAAGAATATCCCATGCAACTAAGAGATCGCAGGAATTTGAAACGACCAAGTTGGCACAAAGATTACGAGTTTGATTATAGAGGTTAAATCAAATGTTAAATAAATAAATTAAACACAGATAACAGTATCAGTCTCGTCTTCAGGACCACCCGGCTCTACAGCCGGGTCCCAGTATGACCATTTTTGGATTCCTCCGAGTTCCTGCAGACGGAGCCAAGCGTCGGCTTCGTCGCGACCGGTAACAAGCATAAAATATTTGAAACGACTGACCTCTAGCAAGGAACGGAAACGAATCCCATGCTTTGGCGAGTACCAATACTTGTCTTTCTCTTTTCCGATAACACGGCCGAATGTCTCTGACAGCCACCCGTCCTCTTCATTTTTTACTTCCAAAAGACGCAAGGTCTTTGGCTCGGACCCAATCTTGTCAGCTTGCGTACCGATGTACTTTAAAGGGATACGATTGTCTCTAACCCAACGTACAGTCCATCCACCACCACCAGTCGTCGCACCACTTCCTGTGTATATCCACACTTCCTCTTCTTCTTCGATCGCAACCGGCGCGGCGTTACCCATGTTGAATTGGCGACGGTTTGAGAAATGAGATATGGTAAAAACGACAGCACGCGACAGCACGCGACAGCACGCGTCAGCACGCGCTCGGTGTCAGAAATCTAAATTAATTACACGGAACTAAATTAATTTGACACGATCGCAATCTTGCTAAAAATATTTACAACGACCGACCCGGCTGATTAAAACGGCCACGACTGACCCGGCGTGTACGAACAGTTTCAGATATTGGCTCATAAAAGCAATGAATATCGACAAGGTAATCCGAGCTTTTGTATCTTTGATTTCACACTCACACACCTCAATGAACATCAACAAAGTTGTTTTAATCGGAAATCTTGGGGCGGACCCAGACGTAAAATCTTTCGAAGACGGCGGAAAGATATGCAACATTAGAATCGCTACTACTGAATCTTACAAGGATAAATCTGGAATAGAAACATCGAAGACAGAATGGCATACAGTTTCGATTAAGTCCGAAGGACTTATCGAAGTGGCTACAAAGTATCTAAAAAAGGGGTCTAAGGTTTATATCGAAGGCCAACTCCGAACAAGAAAATGGAAAGATAAGACAGGAACCGAGCATTACAGCACAGAGGTATCCGTTGGAGGTTACGATGGAAAGATAATCATGCTCGATAAAGCGAACCAACCCGAAGATAAAAGTAAATAAATATTCGCGTCTTATTTTTTAGGTTTGTTGTTAGCATTGATCCAGGAGGTATCAGAAGAGATCCGGTTCGGATCAAGTTTACCAGGTTGCGGTTTAGACGTAAAGGCGGCACCGCCTAAGTGGGCTGGCACGGTAATAGACGAAGGAGGACCCGTCGTAGGTTTCAACGCGGGTTTTGTAATCGCGGGTTTTGTAACCGGGGGGTTTGTAACCGGGGGTTTGGTTGGCAGTGAAGCGGTTGAAGTGACCGGAGGAGGAGTTGGCGTTGAAGTGACCGGAAGAGGAACCGACGCGGACGACTGAGGCGGAGTAGGAGCTGACGTGGACGCCGAAGCCCAAGTGTTAGGGTTGTAGGCATCGCCAAAGGAAGCGGCGTTATTCACGGGGGCGCTATTCACGGGGGCGCTATTCACGGGGGCGCTATTCACGGGGGCGCTATTCACGGGGGCGTTATTCACGGGGGTGTTATAGAGGAGACCGGCTGGATCGGGGGGGGGTCCATACGCCTGCGGTGCCGGCGTGGAATACGAGCCCGTCTCGCCAGCCGTTGGTTGTATCGCGCATCCCCGGCGATACGAATTTAAAAGTTCGAGACCGTACGCATTGAGCGCATATTCAGCAGCTTTACATCTGTGTTTAGTTTGCGGGGGGTGAGAGTGACAAGAACAAGGACGCCTTTGACAAGAGCACGTCATCCTGCAGCGTATAGACAATATAGTAGAAACAAAACGATGGAGTACGAGAGTATGAATGCAAGAGACATCGAATGTATGATCATACAATATAAAAGAGAGAATGATATCGAAGAGGCGGCGTTTATAATTCAGAATGCTTGGAAGCGTTACAAATCTAAATAATCACTATAGTCCGCTTCGACGCCTTCATTTTTCCATTGATCCAAAACAAAACAAGCGTCTTCGATCATAGTCTTCCACCATTTATCAGAATCGAATTCCAAGTCTTGCACTAATGAACCCAAGTAGAGAACGAAATCAGACGTCGGCATAGGCTTGAAACTCAAGGGTTTTTTGACGATGGGGGAGACTGGAACATCCATGACGACAAACGTAAACGATACGACTTTTGAAACGACAACGCAAACGGACACGACCGACCCGGCGTCAACACAAACGGACACGACCGACCCGGCGTCAACACAAACGGACACGACCGACCCGGCGTTAGATCTACTCTCACTCAATTCGTCTCATTTTCACGGGGACGGCGATTCAGTATTCGACCTCTCTTGGAGCTCTATTTCTACTACATCAGACGACGATGGATCCTTTTACGGAGTCGATCGACCGACCCCCCACCGAGATTCAAATGCCAGTCCCCTCAATCCCACCACCGATTCCGTTGACGGAACCGATTACGACGCAGAGTTCGAAGAACTTTTTGGAGAATCCGTTCACGGAGAAACCTCCTCAGAACAATCGGATCAAGCGACCCGCCGAAGAACCAAACGAAAGAGGTTTGACGGATATGAGCAACTTGGTACACCTCCCGAAGTCAAACGCAAGCATTGTAAACGGCCTAACTGGGTATCACTACGCTTCCGTCCCTATCGAACCAAACAAGGCGAAACTGATCGAAATAGCGGTACATCTTCTGGATGAAATCTTAGATTACACTAAGTAAATTAATTAGGAACAAACTTTGAAATCGGGCATTTTTCTTTTGATGTAGCAATCCAGGTAGGATATTCACTCGGAGAGTCACTTGGAGAGTCACTTGGGGTTTTACTAGGTACTTTACTAGGGACATTTGACGGTGACCGGGTAGGAACACGACTGGGACTTTTTGAAGGTACAACGGTCGGTCTCATACTGGGAGTATTCGAAATTACACGTGTCGGGGTTATACTCGGTTTATTTGAAGGAGAAGCGGTGGGGATTACGCTAGGACGAATAGACGGAGCGACTGTCGGTGTTATACTAGGAGCATCGGATAAAATAATCGGGGCCTTTACTTTGGAGGGGGCGGACGAGGGCCCTTGTGTATAGTTTTTGTCACACGGCCCTGGCATACCCATTTCCCATTCCCATTCGCAACATTTGTCGGGGGTTGGGTCGGATTCTGTGTCGTAGTCTGGATTTCTTTTGGGACACCCGTCGACGATAATGTACCGGGCATTGTCAGTAGCACAACTGCTTACAATTCCAGAAAAAAGAGAAACAACGGCGATCACGCGCATTTTAAAATTATGAGTGATTACCATTTAGTTCCTTGATAGTGTACATTTTGTCGGGCCTGTTCTTGTGTAAGGGGGCCATAAGTAGGACGGGCGTACGTTGGCTGAGCCGTTGCTTGATACGACATACACTTCAACTCGGCGGTACGCGCGCGCAATTCAGCGCGAGCCGCACGCAAACGCGCTTCGCGAGCTTTCTGTTGCTTTGTTTTAACAGCACGCTTTACAGGGGCGCACTTCTTTTTCTTTGGTGCTCGCTTCTTGTATGAAACAACAGAAGAAGCCTTTGAACATTTAGATTTCTTAGATCCAGCGGTTGAAACAGACATAGAGGAGACCGACCCCCCACACGAAACTTTATGATGCCGGCGTTTGTGACAACGACGACGTTTCTTTCGGCCGCCGGATAGAACAGAAGCACACTCCTTTTTTTTGCAATCCATAGCAGCCTTGTAAGAATCATAAGCATAGTGTGTACCGTCTTCGATGACATACGAAGGAACATCGGTAGAAGCAAACACGAATTTGTTTTGATCATTTAGAAACGCAAAGATCGCTGGCTTGTTTGGTTGACAAGCAGCGAATTTTTGACAACATTTCGTATAACATCCAAGCTCTTGAACTTCAGATTGCTGTTGAATTGTCAAAGCTGGAACAGAGCCAGCTGTATTTTGACCACAAGGAGAACAACTTCCTCCAAAAGACACAGACCGTTGAATCAATCCAGGTTTCATACACGACTTCGGTTGTCCGCATGTGCTAGGGTACGCATACAACGGCGGAAGTTTCTCACCGTTTAAAGGCGGAGCGACAAACCCAGGAGGACTGTTAACTTGCGGTTGGCCCATTGGAGCTGTGTAAGGTTCTGGGTAAGACGTGGTAGGCAATGGCTGATTATAAGACGCGGGCTCAAGAACTGGAGCAGATCGCGTATTATTTTCGGTGGTGCCGAGAACATTATCCGCCATTCCTTCAAGAACACCACCAACTACAGGAATAGCGCCAACTGTATTGCTAACTGCATCAGTTGCAATTTCCGAAATCGTGTCTCCGTCTGCTAGTCCTTCTACTATGCCCACGGCGGTACTCAAACCGGGGACATTTTTTGCCACACCTTTTAGGCCGCCTAACAAATCATCTCCCCAACCCATAATGAATTACAGATAGGTGATATCAAATCTGTCAGAACTCAATTTTGTGAGGTCAGGAGGTTCGTTCATCAGGACAACAAGATGAACATTCTTCAATCTTTTAATCGAAGACTCGTATTTCGGAGAAAAGACGTAACCATTTTTCACATCTTCGAGAAAATCATATTGAATGAACTCTCCTTGTTTGCTTCTGGGAGCGTCCAAAATCAGAACGCGGATGTCCGTGCGTAGAATATAAGCCATATCAGCGCGTTTTCCAGGACACAAAACTTGACAATCGGCATTTTTTGACGAAAACCAGTGCGCAAACCACGTTTTTCCGTTGTTTCCTGTTTGATCCACAATGAAGTGAATTGTGCGATCATCTGGTGATTTTTCGAGCTTTTCGAGCAATTCTTGTTGCCAATCATGAAGAACGTAAGTCGGAACATCGATTTTTGGGGAGTTATCAAGCACATATTCAACAACAAACGTTTTATATTTCGCGTAAACCGTCGAATGTTTCTCCCGGATTGTTTTCATATTCAAAACCCCAGCCTTAACGTCCGCTTTGAAGTCGTCTATATCAGATCTTTTGCCTTGGGTAGCAGGCTGAACTCCATCTTCGAAGAAATCGCCATCTTTTTTACAGTAAGCAATCGATTCAGCGACAAACCTGGCAAGCTCAAAGTGAGCTTGATCTGAAACTTTGCGTCTCAAATCGTTCAAATAGACTCGTTTCGGAAAGCTTACAAAGCCCTGGAAGTGAGGAGTACCAGATTCACCGACCTCTTTACCAAAAACTATGTAAGAACAGTCACCGTTATCGACTAAGTTGACGAGACGATCGTAGTCTTCATCTGTATAGTTGTTCAATGTAAAACACCAGTTCTTTCCACGGCTCATGATTCCAAAGTGGACTTCGAATCCACACCTCGAATCCACATGGTACTTCTCAAAAAAGCGCAAGGTCGTCTTTAACGGATTTGTAATTATGTTGTACCCCCCGGCTCGTTCATAAAACTAAAAAAATTATACACGGACGACCCGGCTCGTTCAGAAAACTAAAAAAATTATACACGGACGACCATGCTCGTTCAGAAAACTAAATAAATATCACATTCGTTCGAGTGAAGCTCACTTTCACTTTCGTACGATGGTCGGTATCCCATTTCCTTCGTCGATTGAACGGGCGCACACAGTAAACCCTTGCTACAAGTGCAATCACTGTCAACGTGTGTCCAAGCGTCGTTGGTCTCGTCACACAGCCGAATGGAATAAGGCGCACACCAGCAAGTTTCGTCGCGCGAATTATCTTTACAAACTCGCAACCGGACTGGAAGATCCAAAAACCTTCGAAGGTTTTAAGGCCATGTCCGCCGATGAAGCTATGGAAAAAATTCAAACAAACAAAGACGCGACGAAGATCCAAGCCGCGGTTCGTATGTGGATTCGTCACATTGAAAATAAACGTCAGTATCAGGAGCACATGGAATTGGTTCGGGTTTTGGAGCAACAAGGATTGGGTGTCACGCTTGGCCGGCACGCTTTTTTGAATCGCCCGCGCGTTGTAAACACGCGCGTTCTTTTTGGATACTACGAACTCGTCGAAGTCGAACTGGGAATGCCTTAATTACATAAATTGAAAATCATGCCCACTATAAATCCTTACAGTACAACGGAAAACGAGAAACGCCGCGCTCGAAAAAATAAGAAGCTAAAGGGTTTGCCGGCGATGTTCGTTATACAGCCAGGCGACTTTTACGACAAAAAAAAGATGCGGTGGTTTGGGTACCGTTAGAACCGAGCCGGGTCGGTCGTGTCCGTTTTAACCAGCCGGGTCGGTCGTTCAATATAAAATCAAGCACACAATTCGACAAGATGTCACCGCAAAAGATGAAACGAGTCGCGGCGGTGAAAGTAAGCGACTATGTTACCCCCAAGAAGACTGGGAGGAAGAAAAACCCGCCCCCGCCGCCACCTCCGGCCCCAAAGATCAGACCCACTCCGAGTCCAATGACACCTGTCGAAATTTTACATTTAAACCAACAAGACGATCTAGTTCTTAAGACACACTCTCTATAGATCCGCAATCTTATCAGCCGGAAGACGAGAGTTACTCTTCTCCAAGATGTAGTCGTAGTTAGGAACCTTTCGATTTACCGTCATGAGACGAGCAAGAGAAGTATCTTCCACGTAAATAACTTCTTGATTGCTTACGGCGTCGTACATGAGCTGAGTCGGGCCTGTATTTTGTTGACGCCCGTGAAGCTTGATAAGGACCATATCGTAGTCCTGGTCGAGGAACATATCAGGTGTAACAGGCTCAAAGATAGGCGCAAACGCGTGGTCGTTGTCGACCGAATTTAGCTTGAATTGAAAATCTTCGAGATCACGTAGCTTACCAGATTGATAAGTTTGGTGATTGGAAAGAACGATGTTGGGAACAGGATTTGTACCCGCGAGCCCCGTACCAGGCAACAACGGGTCGGTAGGTTGAATCGGTTTGTATCGGAGCGCACCTGTAACGACATCGACAGAGAAATCAGATGGCTGTACACTGATACGCGCAGCTTCCCAGTACCCTTCGTTTTGATCTGAGTTGTTGATCATCGTCAGCCTCAATCCGACGCTGACCACTCGCGCAAGTTTCACATTTCCCCGATCGACCACGTTAGACATGTGACCTTTGAATGGGTTGTTGAAGAAGACACCAGAAGGAGCTGTTTGCCATGAGAGACAAGTCGAATGCCCGGGCACGATACAGAGATACGTAGGACCCGCCTGATCCAGTGTAATTTCACCGGTAGCACGAAGACGAACCCCGGAACTAGCTTGTCGTTTGCCATCGTACAGTTTTGGTTGGGACACCATAGAAAAAGGGTTGGTCAGGATGGACACCTGAGCCGCGTCCGTCATGGTATATGGTTTAGAAAAGTAATATAAATGAAATAATGACAATACACAACAATCCAGCAGAAAGAAATGCAACTAGAGCAGAGTCCGTCATTCGTAAAAAGTGAGTTAACACAAAACAAAACAACAACTAGTATAATCTAACAGAGAATAGAGTTCCGTTAGGAACTCGTTAATTCTGGATTCGCCCCCGGCGATAGGGTCCGGGTTAGAGAAGAAATTAATTCTGGATTCGCCCCCGGCGATAGGGTCCGGGTTAGAGAAGAAAGAGTTGGGGTAAGATTATGGATCCCTAAGAAACAGAAAAGAAAAGACACCACCCGGTAGTCCTGTGTTTTTGACAAAAGCAAGCTTAACCCTTGTTGGACTGACTCTTAGAATCTGATCCGATCGTAGAAGGTAGTGTACTTTAGAACTGTCACTGGTAGGGTTTCCAGACGCTAACATTCTTGTGTTTGTTACCCAATTTTGAACGTCCACCCGCCCCCCGAAAAGAAGAAGTATACCACCTATTCTTCCAGTATCATCGAATTCGAATTCTGTAAACGAGTTAAGATTTGAAACGCTTCCACTTGCCCCGTATGTTGGAGTCGCGCCGAAAGATTGTAAGAAAGCGTTTCTAGGTTGGATGGTTACCATAGTGGTGGCAGTCTTCCAGGTACTCCGGATATTACTAAATCTTTGAGTGGCTTGTATAGTAACAGATACGTTAGACCATCCCAAAGGTATCCCGGTAAGATCGACAGATTTAGACCCCGGTGTATCAGTCCACGCTCCGGTAGATAATACACTCCCCCCGACGGAAGCAGAGTATGTAGTAGCAACTGTGTCAAGCGTATCAAATTCAAGAATCGGCGTAACAGAGTTATTGTATACTTGGACCGACACTGTATTAGGACCACCGATAACTTGAGTGGTTCCGTAGTCTCCTCTAGATTGCACACGAGGCGCCTCATTATAAAACCAATTATCCGGGATGTTCCCCCAGGCCGATCTGTTGTTCGTCTCGACTCTTGTTGGTACAAGGGGTAACGGATAAGTGTAACAAACTTCCGCAGCTGTTAAGTTCGCAGGATTTGATCCTCCGACATGGATCCTTTCATAGTTAAAACACCAGCGTTCTCCGGGGTTTCCTATTGGCGGCGTCCAAGGCCCGCCAATACCACCGACATGATGAGATACATAAACCCCGTTACGCTTCATGTTCAAGTAAAAATTAGGCCCGATCCCTTGGTAATTGGACGAAACCCTAATAGAACCACCAGGCTGGACTGTTATAGTCAATACAGGAGTAGGAGCAGGAGGAGCAGGAGTTGTCACCGTACTTTCGAAGCAAATCAAGCCGAAGCAATGTCGAACAGTAAACGTAACACCGAGCGGTACATTTGAAAGCGTTCCTTTAGACCCGGACACAACTATAGACCCGTATTGAGAGGGAACAGTCCAAGTGCCCCCATTTTGAATAGGTGTAAACTGAACTTCTGTAAAGTTGTCACCTGGTTCTCCGTTTGATATAAGCCAAGTAAAAGAAGGCAAAGCCGGAATCGTATAATTTTGTTCAGACGTTTCTCTTGTAGTCAATGTATACAAAATATTGTATACGCCCGGAACTCTTGCAGAAACAGTCACGACCCCGGAAGACGGGTCGTGGTTAGATTCAGACGAACCTATTGACACTCGGAAAATTCCATCCACGTTCACAGGCGTAAGCACGAATGACTGATTACCAGGAACTAACGTAAACGAAGCATCTCTAAAAACCGCAGGACCCCGTTCAATGCCGACAACGTTTAAGAATCCAGCACCGTAGACAGGGTCGGGGTTTTCGTCGGGGTAGAGATCTTTTAGACTGACGTTTACCGGCGAAGGAAATTCCTTTTTAAGATCGTCGTTGTATACAAAATCATCCATGATTAATTATGTTAAAATCCAAACCCAGCGTTATTTCCGGACCACTTACCCCTGAACACAACATTATCACCAGTTCTCCACCACGAAGTCCCGAAGAACTGTCTACCGGCAAAAGGACCTGTATGAGCTCCGATGCCATCCGAAGCGTAAAAGCTATGAATGACACGACTCAACATAATACTCCAGGGAACCATTTTAGCGTTTTGCGTTCCTTCGGTTTGATTAGCTCTGGTGCATGGCGGCATTGCACTCGGACATAAGTAAGGAGCTTGGTGTTGAGGTTGAGGAATAAACCCACCCCCACAGTGCGCGTTTCTATCAAATGGTAAGGCACAAGGACCCCGTTCTGGGTTACTTGGTTCTCCGGGATACAAGGCGTTCCATTTGTCGGTGTGAAAACGTTCTGTCGACCAAGCCGCTTTGAGATAATCACATTTGTTGTTCGAGACCGGATGAGTTGTATCGTTAAATCCCATAAGACTTCTGTAATGTCTGATGACTTCCACGTTCCAGTTTTCAATCTCCGCGACTGTGGGGTTCATATTGTCAGCAAAAGGCCTTACTTCATAAAACCGGTCACGAAGTCCTCGCATGTGGTTGGGAGTTGGAAAAATAAACTTGTAAAGAGCCCCGCCCCTTCCACTGTTAGACGGGGTGGGGGTCATAGGGCTATCCACCCCCTTCTTCCATGAAACCCAGTCGTTTCTACCTAACCAATGAATACCATCTGGGTCGTGCCCTCGGAGTTTTCCGTCTGCCTTGAGAGCTTGTGTAATTTGCTCAACTTGCCCTGCCTGAGAAAGAACACCCGGAAAACTATGAGTAGGATGCATGCTTGGACATATCCCCATCGTTGGCGCGACAACAGGCAATGTCGGAGGTTCAACGGTCGTAGGGGGCGTAGGAGGTAGTTCACCGTCTACCGGTGGTATTGGAGCCCCTCTTATCATATTAACTTCGTTCAAAAACGAAGGGGCCGCGTTGGGGATGACCGGTGGTATAACATCCTTCAACTGAGCATTCGCCCCTCCAAACGGAGGCTTAGTAGTTTCTCGCATTTCACCCTGAAGATTATCAAGCTGTTGATTTAATTTCTCAAGTTCACGGATATCTCCAGTAAGAGGAAAGTTTTCGATAATATTTTCGATATCCTTAATATCTTTGTCGATCATTTCGACACTTCTCGGTCCTGTAGTTACTTTAGCCTCTCCCATCGGAGTATCCGTTGGAGCGTTGGTGGGCGCATTGGTCGGTGCGTAAGCACCGCCTGTCGGAGTTGGCGTTGGCGGCGCGTAAGCACCTCTCGGTCCTGTAGTTACTTTAGCCTCTCCCATCGGAGTATCCGTTGGAGCGTTGGTGGGCGCATTGGTCGGTGCGTAAGCACCGCCTGTCGGAGTTGGCG